TGACTGCAAATTCCTTGACTTCCCCACAACCCGTGGAGAAGTAGAAGATCTGATGATTATGGTTCTACCTATGTCATGTCCACAATATCCGGACTTGATCTCACATTTTGTTACTCAACAAGATTTGACCCGTATTGACGGCAGAAATGCCCAGCTCTGCGGACTCACTGACGCCTTTTCAGGTGATCTTGTTAGTTACAACCTACAGAATCTCGTAGTGCAACCCGAAGATGCCAGCTATGCTGACAACCAAGGTCAAATCTACCATTGTAGGAAGGGTTATCGTTACTCTGCTGAGACCAAGTCTGGAGATTGCGGAAGCATTCTCGTTTTGAAGGATACTAGTTTTGATAAGAAGATCATTGGCATGCATGTCGCAGGATGTGCTGGTGCCGGATTTTCTGTATGTATTTATAAGGAAAAGATCTTGAATGTTTTGAAGGATGTGGATTGGCAAACTCAATGCTATCCACCTCTTGAATTATTTAATGTTGTTGAATCTCGTGTTCCCGAGGGCGCATTTTGTGCTCTTGGAAAAGCTCCTATAGCAGCTGGCAGTGTTGGAACAACCACACTGAGGCCCACAGCCATAGCTGGCTGCTGTATGGAAACTGAAAAGAAACCCGCATATCTCAAGCCCTTCTTGAAAGATGGAGTCATGTTTGATCCACTGATGGAAGGACTCAAGAAATGCGGAAAGGTTTTAACACCTCTTCCACAAGATCTGATTGACCTTGTTTCCCAAGATGTCGAACGTGTCTATGCGAATGCTACTCACCCCAAGCGAAAGCGAGAGGTGTTTAACATTCGTGAAGCATGTTTTGGCAGAATGGAGGATGAATATTTTGGATCTCTCACGTCGTCAACTTCTCCTGGATTTCCGTGGAGCCTCACAAAGGAACCACGGAAAGCTGGAAAACGTACATGGATCGATTTCGATGAAGATTTTATATCTGAGGAATTGATCTATCATGTTGAAAAGCGAATTGAGTTCGCGAAAAATGGAAAACGCTACCCTACCCTCTGGATGGATCTCTTAAAGGACGAAGCTCGTCCCTTTGAGAAGGTCGATCAGGGGAAGACACGCGTTTTCTCTGGTTCGCCGCTTGATTTCACGATTGCGTGTCGCATGTACTTCGGTGCATTTGTGGCTGCGCAAGCGGAAGGAAGGATTGACAACGAGAGCCTCGTTGGAACGAATTGTTATGCTGAAGACTGGAATCTCATTGCCAAGAAATTGCTCAAACATGGAGATTGTGTTGTTGCAGGGGACTATTCCAATTGGGATGGTTCCGTGTCGGCGCAATTGTTGTACGCAGCTTGTGATGTCATCAATCACTGGTATGGTAAAGACGATCTTGGAAACAAGGTTCGAACTGTACTGATGATGGACATTGCGAACTCTGTTCACATCATTGGTAATGATGTTTACATGTGGACTCATTCCATGCCTTCGGGTGTGTATTTGACAGCCACTGTGAACACCATTATCGGCCAAATGCTGATGCGCATCTTTTATATGCGTGCCGTACCCAAGCAGCTTGCGAACATGGGAGATTTTGAAAGAAATGTCTCAGTCGTGGTTTATGGTGATGATAACAATGTGGGCTTGACTCAAAAAATCAAGCCCTTTTTCAATCAACACACCATCACGGAAGCCGCTGCTAGTATTGGCATGACCTATACTGATGAGCAGAAATCATCTGACCAAGAATCTGTACCATTGACGCGAACGTTGAAGGAAGTGACATTGCTCAAAAGGCATTTTGTCTATTCCCAAGATGATGCGAGATGGGTCGGTCCTCTGCAGTCTCATACTGTTTTGGACATTCCCAATTGGTACAGAACCTCCATGCCCCATGATGTTGTTCTTCCCCTTATTATTGAATGTGTGCTGCGAGAATTGTCGCTGCACAAGAAAGATGTTTATTATGTTAATCGAAACAAGATAACCGATGCGCTAGTGGAAAATCACGTTCGTGTGCCCGCTATGCCAGATTATGAATCTCTTCGTTTTGCCATGTTACATGGCTACAAATCCTATTTTGGTCAGGAGTAAACCCACGAAATCCCATTGTAGTGTAGTTATTGAATGTGAATAAACTTGTATATAATCTTCGGTGCGACCTGGACATGTCGTTAAACTGTCTCTGACCCCTAACAGTAAACGGGGGAGGGTGTTTCCCACAAGAACAGCATCCTGTCGCGCTTGGACAAAAAGTTAAACGAGCATATAACATGGTGCAATTGAGCACTCCGTTGCGTGAGAACGACGGGCTATAAAGCTTTCTCACAACCCGTTAAGGAATGGGGCATTTAATTAATGATCGGTTACATTTATTTGCAGCAAATCCTGAA